CTGGAGCGCAAGATAGAGCTCGAGGTCCTGCGTACGATCGAGGACACGGAGCGCGAGATCGGCAAACTGACTGCCGAGCGGAAGCAGCAGATTGCCGAGATGATCACGCTTACCCGTCAAGCGGAGGCGTTCCGTGGCCTCCTCGACAAACTCGATCCGGTCGGGGCCGCCATACGCGATTATGAGCAGAATGTCCGCACCCTGAACGAGGCACTGCGTCAGGGCTGGATCGATGCTGATCGCTACAACTTCCTCCTGCAGAGGCTGAACGAGACGACGCTATCCGCCCGGAACCCGATCCTGGAGCGCGTGCGCACCATGCGCCAGGAGCTCGACCTGATGCGGCTGCGTGGCCGGGAGTTGGATGTCGAGAGGACGGCCCAGCAGGAGATCAACCGTCTGCGCGAGCAGGGCGTCCAGATCACGCCGCAGCTTACCGAGGCGATCCGCGAGTACGCAGAGGCGCTGGCCGACGCCAACCAGCAGTCTAAAGGCGGCATCCAGGGGTGGCTCGATGCGGTCGGTACGTTCCAGGACGGCATCGCTAAGCTGCAGGAGGACGCGATCGGCGGTCTGGCCGACGCGATCACCGGCTTCATCAACGGTACGGAGAACAGCTTCCGCAACTTCCTCGTCCGCCTTGGCCAGATGATGGTCAAGTTCGCGGTCGAGAACACGATGCGCGAGCTGCTGACCCCGATTGCCCAGCAGCAGAAGAAGGACTCCACGTCCCGGCTGGAGCAGGCCATCACCAACCTAGAAACGATCGGCCAGTCTGGCATCAACACGCCACAGGCGGTCGTCAATGCCGGTTCGGTCAACATCAATGGCCAGGACCTGGGCAACCTGTTAAGCGCCCAGACTGCCGGGAACCAGGGTGCCTCGAGTGTCCCTAGCACGTCCGGGGTGAACCTGAGCAGCACGCTGGGGAACAGCATGACCCGCCTCGGTACGGGCGGGTCGCTGGGCAACATCACTAAGGCTGCTTCCCAGGCTGTTACCCAGGTCAATAAGGCAGTTTCTTCGGCTACGGCTGCTGCAGTCGATAACGTGACCAAGTTCATTGGCATGCACGAGGTCACGAACCGGGGCACGATCAACTCCTTCCTCAAGGCGGGTGGCGTCAACATCGACGCGGCCAAGACCGCCTGGTGCGCTGGGTTCGTCAACTCGGCCCTGAAGCAGATCGGCGTTACGGGTACCGGTTCGCTTATCGCCGCTGACTTCCTGGATTGGGGCCAGGCCGTAAGGCCCGAGGATGTGCTGCGTGGTGACGTGCTGATAGCCCACCGTGGCCGCAAGCCCGGACAGACCGGAGCGCATGTGGGCTTCGCCACCGGAAATACGCGCATGGGTCCGCGTGGCCTACAGCTCGAGATGCTCTCTGGCAACGAGAGCAACCGCGTGCAGACGAGCTGGTACGACGCCAACCAGCTTGCGATCCGCCGTGCGACTGAGGACATGCAGAAGCTGGGTCAGACCACTCAGATGGCGACGACCCAGATCAATCAGCAGTTCCAGCAGACCGGCATGACCATCCAGCAGGCGGGTATGCAGGTGCAGCAGGGTGCGGGTCAGGCGTCCTCCGCTATGCAAATGACGGGGACCAATATTCAGCAGGTTGCCTTCGGCACCCAGAACGCCGGGCAGTATGCTGCCGAGGCCGCGCCCAAGATCGACCAGGCGGCTTCCGCCTTCCAGAACGCGGGCATGAAAGCGGGCCAGGCAGGTCAGCAGGCGAGCACGGCTCAGCCCGGCCTCGGTGGCCTGGAGAGCGGCATTCAGGGCCTGCTCGCGCCGCTGAACCAGGTGATCCCCGGTCTTGGCAACTTCGCCAGCGCGATCCTCGGCCTCGTGCAGCAGCTCTTTTCCGGCCTCGGAGGGGGAGGCGGGTTATTCGGTGGCATCCTGGGCTTCCTGTTCCACAGCGGTGGTGTGGTCGGACGGACCAGAATGACCAGGCCCATGCCCGCTTTCGCGTGGGCCGGTGCGCCGCGATTCCATGACGGCCTGTTCAAGAAGGATGAGTATCCGGCCATCCTGAAGCGCGGCGAGCGCGTGCTGACCGAGAACCAGAACAAGAGGAACCTCGCCCTGATCGACGGGCTGTCCCGTCAGGTTGAGGAGATGGGCAAGGTGATCCAGACCTCGCGTGCTGGTCGCGGCCGGTACGGCGACACGCACCAGACCATCGTCAACAACATCAACGTGCGGGATGCCAGCGGCTTCCGGAAGTCGGAGGGTCAGCTCTTTGCCGACGCCCAGCTGAAGATGCAGCGCATGGCCATGAGGAACAACTGAACGTGCAATTAATTGCACACGAGGTGCGAGATGTCTCTGATCTGGATAGATGGCTTTGACGCTTACAACGTGGGTGGGTCGGGAGATAGTATCAGCCCGCCTTCCCAGTATGACGCGACTGCCATCCTGCGCAGTTCGGAGTACGTGGACGCCAACAATGTGTTCTGCGCGACCGACAGCAGGACCGGACGGGGACGCTCACTCCGTTTTGCCGCTGATACGGCATCTAACGGAAACGGGTGGCTCAGGAAGGCTTTCCCTGCAAAGGGAGAAATCGTAGCGGGCTTCGCCTACAAGTACGTGCCTACGACCCTCGATGAGGTTGTCCGGTTCGAGTACGACAACCTGTTCGGCAGCCGCAACCGGATGATGTCCGTGTACATCAACGGCAATGCGGGCCTGACGATCAGCGTGGGCTCGAACAACCCGGTCGCTTACAGCCCGCCCAACATCATCTTCCCGAACGTCTGGCATTACGTGGAGGTCAAGTACAAGCCTCGGGTTAGCGGAGGCCGCATTGTCGTCCGCGTCGATGGCGTCACGTTCATAGACTACAACGGCAAGACCAAGCCGGATGACCTGCCGGAGGTCGTGAATACGCTCTTCTGGGGGCAGAGCTCGGGTGAGTGGTCGAACAGCAGCCAGCTTTACGTCTACAACTGGATTGACGACCTCTACGTCCTCGACACGACCGGTACGAGCTTCAACGACTTCCTCGGGGATGTGGTCGTCCATTCGATGATGCCCGCCAGCGATGAAGGGCCGAACCAGGGTAACCAGTTCGGTGGTGGCCTGGCCAAGTTCACGGCGATCGACGAGATCGGGCCGGACGAGGACCTGTCGTACATCTACTCGAACACGGTCGGGGTGAAGGAGATGTTCGGCATCAATCCGCTGCCGGACAACATCATCGACGTGCTGGCGGTAGGTGTGTGCGTCCGGGCGAAAAAGGACGCAGCGGGCATCTCGAACTACAAGATTTGCGCCCGTCTCGACAGCATCGAGGAGCAGTCTGCCATGCTGACCGCTCCGACCCAATACATCACCCGACAATTCATCCTCGAGACCAAGCCTGGTGGCGGTGCCTGGGACAAGGAGGCCGTCGAGGATATGCACTTTGGGTTTGAGCTGTTCTGATGTCGATCCGGGTCACACAAGGCGAGTCCAGAATACTGGCTCCGCAAGAGCAGCCGGAGACCAGGGTCACGCAGGTCGAGGAGCGCGTAAGTGCGACCGCGCTCTTCCCACGCTTTCGTGCGACCCAGGCGTATCTCAATTTCGTCGGCATCCAGCGCAATCGGCCCTACGACCCGGAAGACCCGTACAACCCCGATCCAGAGGGGCCTGGGGGGCAGGAGCCCGGTCAGCCTGGACCGCCACAGGACCCGATCTACGGCGCTCCTTCGACCAGCGACAACATCTACATGACGCAGGCCGAGCTGCGCATCCTCATGACGTTCACGCCAAACTTCGAGTGGATAGAGATGTTCATCAACGAAGAGTTCCCGCATGACATCAGCTTCAACTCGATTGGCGCGACCCGTTACCAGACGGACGTGGTGATGGTGGACAGCGGCCACGACCAGCGCAACAGCCGCTGGGATCAGCCGCTCATGGAGTATGATGTTGCCTACGGCGTCCGCACCATGGAGCACCTGCACGACCTGATCGCGTTCTTCCGGGTCATGCAGGGCAAGAAACACGCCTTCCTGTACCACGACCATATCGACTACACCTCGACGCTGGCACAGCGCGAGGAAGCCAGAAGCATCCCCGATACCACCCCGCTCGACCAGATCATCGGTGTCGGGGACGACTTCACGAAGACGTTCCAGCTCGTGAAGCGGTACCCCACGCTTTCCGGGGAACATTACGCGACCCGCCCGATCTACAAGCCGAAGCCCGGCACCGTGAAGATTGCGATAGACGGTCAGGAAGTCAGCTGGTGGACGTGTGACTACAACACGGGAAAGATCACGTTCACGCCAAGGCACGCCGTCACGAACCTGCAGAACGCCTCGATCATTCGCCAGGGCGGCTCCACCTCGACCCGCTGGAGGATCACCGCGGACGGTACGGACCTGTTCGCCGGGTTCCACGTGGGCGAGCGCATCGTGATGATCAACTGGCTGAACGCGGAGAACAACACGAGCGAGTCACTCCGAGTGCCGATCCTCGACATCACGCCGAGCTACATGGACATCAACCTCCCGGCCCCACACGGGATGAACGAGACGAACCGCAACGGCGTGTCGATTTACTCGCATCCGGCCCCGGATCAGGGAGCCGAGATTACGGCAGGTTATCATTTCTGGGTGCCCGTACGCTTCGACACCGACCGGCTGCCGGTCTCTCTGGAGGAGTACGGCATCGGTGGCGCGGCTGACGTGAAGCTCGTCGAAGTGAGGCCAGGGGAGCAGTAATCATGAAGCGCCTCAACAGCGAGCTGTTCAATGAGCTGCGCCGGACTTCCTCGTACATCGTGGCCGCCTGGAAGGTGACCCGGACGGATGGTGTCGTCATGGGCTTCACCTCGGGCGATCAGCCGTTCACGTATGGTGGTGTGGAGTACCTGCCGACCAATTCGTTCTCGGCTTCGGCCCACGTCTCCAAGAACAACTTCTCCGTGGACAACATGAACGCCATCGCCCTGACCGGCGACCACATCACGGAGAAGGACCTGATGGGCGGGGTCTACGACAACGCCAAGGTCGAGCTCTTCTGGATCAGACCGGACAAGCCGGAATGGGGTCACATCCCGATCCGCGGTGGCCGGATTGGCGAGGTCAAGATCAACAAGGGCCAATTCGAGACCGAGCTACGGGCTCTGACGCAGCTCCTGCAGCAGGACTTCGGGGATTTCTACACCCTCGAGTGCTCGGCCACGCTGGGTGACCATCGCTGCAAGGTGAGGATGGACCCGCCCGTATGGGCTCCCGAAATGTCGTGCACGGCGGAGGTCGTCTCCGACGCGGCCCTGGGGACGGTGGTGCGGCCCTCCACGCCGAACGGCTTCTGGTACTACTGCGTGAACGGCGCGAACACGGTCAGCACCGACGTACCGGCGAACAATCCGTACTTCCAGAGCGCCCACTTCAAGGCGCTGGAGGAACTGTCCAAGTTCTTCGGCCCCATCACCGAAATGTTCCGGGTCGTGTGGAGCCGTGTACACAGTGGCACCGGCAACGCCATGGTGGCCCAGCCAGCAGTGCGTACGCTGCGTTATGGCAAGACAGGCAACACGGAGCCTGCATGGCCGACCACGGAAGGCGCGACCGTGGTGGACGGAGAGGTCACATGGCAGGCGCGTCTCGCGAGGGAGGCCACCGGAACCGTTACGGGCGTCTACAACCGGGCGGTTTTCGACTGCCGGGATTTCAATACGGCGTACCCGAACAATTACTTCCAGTACGGCTACCTGCAGTGGGAGACGGGAGAGAACGCGGGCTTCAAGATGGAAATCCGCGAGTACACCAGGAACCCACGCCCCGGCTTCAAGCTCATGGAAGCGATGCCTTACCCGATTAAGCCGGGCGACACGTTCCGCGCCTGGCAGGGGTGCCCGAAGACCAGATACGCCTGCAAGGAAATCTTCCGCAACATCGACAACATGCGGGCGTTCCCCGACATGCCGACTGAGGACAAGGCTCTGTCCACGCCCAACTACTCGCAGCAGGGAACAGCAGTGGAGAACCGCCGTGGTGGAAAGGGCCGTTAGGATCATCCCTCGCAGCGAGATCGTGGAGGTCGCCCGGTCGTGGATAGGTACGCCGTACCGTCACCAGGGCCGTCAGAAAGGTCGTGCAATTGATTGCATTGGCCTGGTCTATGGCGTGTGGCTCGATCTTGGCTTCCCGCCCGTCGATATACCGGCGAACTACACGGAGAGCCCGTCCGGCACGCTTCTGCAGGAGCATGCCGATCAGAACCTCGTCATCACCGATCGCAAGGAACTCTATCCGGGTGACATCGCCATCCTGTGGGGCTGGAAACGGGAGCCCCAGCATTTCGCGATCGTGGGAGAGCACGCCGGTCGCCTGACCATGATCCACGCCTTCTCGAAGCGCGGGTCGGTGGTCGAGCACGGTTGGGATGAGTTCTGGCGGGAGCGCCTCGTGCGCATCTACGAGTTTCCGGGAACGGAGGCGGTCTGATGGCTACACTCGCAATCGGCATCGCCATTGGTGTCGGCGGTTACTTCCTGCAGCAGGCGTTCATGCCCAAGCCGAAGCCCATCGAAGGGCCGCGGCTGTCCGACATCAACGTTCCCGCGGTGAGCCCCGGCAATCCGATTGTCCGGCACTGGGGTACCATGAAGCTCCCTGGTCAGCTGATCTGGACCTCGAAGCTGATCGAGACCAAGCATGTGGAAAAGGTCGGCGGGGGAGGAAAGGGCGGAGGCGGCTCACGTAAGCAGAAGCAGATCACCTATACGTACTCGGTCTACTGCGCGATCGCCGTGTGCAAGGGGCCGGTCTACCGTATCCGGCGCATCTGGGCGAACCAGAAGCTCCTCTGGCAGAACCCGGAGATCGCTGGCGAGGCCCAGCAGGACTTCCTGACTGCGTACTACGAGGAGGGCCAGCGGCTGCTGGACGCGGGCGTGGACGTGGATGAGGCGCACGTCAGCGCGTTCATCTTTGCCTTCAACAACTACGAGCTCGGGGAGTACACGCTCGAGACGCCACAACAGGCGATCAACTGGGTGATCAGTCACCCGATCGGCAACACGCAGCCCTCCTATGCCGGGGTGTCGGAGGTCGTGTCCCGAATGTTCTCCGGCCTCGACAAGGAAAAGGAGTACCTCAGCTACAAGAGCCGCTTCGACCGGCTGCGCATCTATCTGGGCACAGAGGATCAGACCCCCGACCCGACCATTGAAAGCTACAAGGGCGTGGGCAATGTCCCGGCCTTCCGGGGAACTTGTTACTTCGTCATAGACAACCTGCAGCTTGAGGACTTCGGCAACTCGATCCCGGCTTTCAACGTGGAGGTCGAGAAAACTCCGGGTGACGTGCAGCTCCGGGAAATCCTGGCCGACATCTGCCGGGAAAGCGGGATGGACGAAAGCGAGTTCTCGACGGCTGAGATCGGGGATGCCTTCGTGCCCGGTTTCGCCGTAACGCAGGCCACGTCTGCCCGAAACGTTATCCAGGACCTGCAGATGATCTATCCCTTCGACGGCGCGGAAACCGCGTATCGTCTGAGGTTCTCCTGGCTAGACAAGCGGGCTGTGGCGATCCTTCGGCCAGAGGACTTCGGTGCTCACGAGCAGGGCGACGAGCCCCCGCCGTCAGAGACGATCGTGCGCGTGCAGGAGTTCGACCTGCCACAGAAGCTCACGCTCAGCTACCAGGAGCCGGGCCGTAACTACTCGATGAACACCATGACGGCCCAGCGAATGGTGACGGCCTCGAACATGGTTCGGGAGATCGATGTCACGATCGCTCTGACCCGCTCCGAGGCCAAGTCCCGCGTGGAGGAGGCGCTGTCCAACATCTGGAAGGCACGGCGCGAGTACACGTACTTCCTGCCTCGCAAGTACATCATTATGGAGCCGGGTGACTTCGTGCTGATCCCCGAGGTGAAGGGCACACGTATGTTCCGTGGTGCCCGCATCACTGAGGTAAATACCGGCGCGAACGGCATCATCGAGATGAAGATGATCGACCACCACCCGGTCGATTTTATCGCCGCAAACGCCTCGACCGATCTCATTGTAGATGACGACGAGACGGATGCGCCGCCCATCGCCTCGATCACAGTGCCCTATCTCCTCGATCTGCCGCTGCTCATGGACACCGAGGAGGACAATGTAGGGTTCTACGTGGTGCTAGGTGGGACGCGGACGGGATGGAACGGCGGGTACCTGGTCCTCGACATGGCAGATGGCGGGGTGGTCCCGGTCTTCGGTACGACGCCCACCCAGGACAGCTCCGGTGCGGAATGGATTACGGTCGCCTACAATGACGAGGACGTGCCGCACGGCTTCACGCTGAACAAGTTGGGCTATGGGCATCCTGGGGTGTGGGATCGGGCCAACAGACTGCGTGTCCGCCTGAGAAACGCCCACGCCGTGATCCAGAGCCGTACCGAGCAGGAGCTCCTGCAGATGCCCGTCAACGTGGCTGTGGTGGGCGATGAGATCATCCAGTTCGCTGGGGCGATAGACCTGGGCAACGGGCTGTGGGAGCTGCACACGCTGCTCCGTGGGCTTAGGGGCACCGAGTGGGCAATCGATCTCCATGACAAGGCCGACCGTTTCGTCATGCTCACGATGAATGGCACGGATCGCGTCACGCACGACGCATCGCTGCTGAACGTGGAGGGGCGGTTCCGGGCAATCTCGGTGGGCGAGGACCTGGACTCCGCCACTGATCTCCAGTTCACGAACACCGGAAACTCGAAGCGCCCCTACTCACCGTTCATCAAGTCGGCTTTGAGGAGGGATGACGGCTCGATCGAGCTCGAGTGGCTGCCCCGTGTGCGCCAGAACGGCCTGCTGCTCAACGGTCAGGGCACGCCATTCGATCAGCCGACAGAGGAGTACGAGGTGGAGGTGCTCAACGGAAACACCGTTGTGCGGACCGAGCATCTGAATGAGACCCGTCAGTGGACTTACAGTGCAGCCAA